CCATTACTAGCTTCTACTTGTAGCTTTTCTGTTTTAACAAGTCCTACTCTATCTAGTAAATCTTTAGCAGCAGTAAGCTTATCTTTCATACCAAGCTCAGTAGGTTCAACCATACCACTAACAATTGACATAGCTGCTCTAGGGGCATTTCTTGCCATGTATAATTGAGTAGCTTCAACTACTTCTTCTTTAATTGCTTTAATAATTTCAGTAGTCGAGTTATTAGGAGAATATCCTGCTAACTCTTTTGCTCTAACAACATCTCCACCTGCCTCATCAAATAAGACATCAAGAAATCTTTGTTGTTTTTCAGTTAAGGTTTTCATGTTACCTTTCTGTAGGCTCTGGTTTTTTTGGAAATTTTACTAGGTTGAGCCACAAACTGTTTGCCTTTTCTAGTGCCTTCTCGTTTTTTTCTACTAGTTGCTGCATATTCTTGTGCTGATAATCCAGCAATTGCTTTAGCTGGGAGATACCTTTCTCCTGTAGCTCTACTACCTTGTGTACTAGGTTTTCCACTTTTAGTTCTCCATTTTTGTTTAGTCCATGATTTTAAACTTCGTTGTGATTTAGCTAATGCCATAATCAACCTTTTCTTTTTACTACATTAGAAACAGCTACTGCTCTTCTTCTATTAGTTTTTTGTTTAGGTACTTCTCTAGGTGGAGGTGGCTGTCGTGTAACTCTTGTAACTCTTGGTGGTGCTTTTGGAACACCTAGCTTTTTTGCTAGTTGATTATTTCTTAATTTTTGTGCAGCAACTTTTTTTCTATTTATTATTCTCTGTGCTCTTCTTTGTTGTCTAGCTCTTTTTGCAGCATTTAAAAATTGTTTTTCTTTAACTGTCTTATTAGGTTTTTCTCTTAAAGTGCGAAGTTGAGTTCTTTGTCTTTTTTTTGCATCTGCTGCTGCTCTTCTTCTTTGTAGTGGAGTCATTGCATTATAAGCCGATACCCGACTTTGCATTTGCTCTCTCATTTTTTTTTGTTGTTCTATTGTTAGTTTTTGTTTTCTAACTGGTCTACCTAACTTACCAATTGTACCAAGTCCACCTACTGTTTTTCTAGGGGAGGTTTGTAATTTTTTAATCCCAGCTTGAGATAATTTTTGTCCTCCAACTCCTAGCATTTTTTTCATTTGTTGTGCCTTAAGTCGTTTCATACTAGCATCATAGGCTTTTCTTTGTGCAGGAGTTAAATTTTGTTTAGGTCTGCTCATTTTAAACTATCCTTTTTTTTTTTAGTTTTTAGTTTCATAGCATTAATAAACTTTCTATATACAGCAGCAGCTTCTACCTTTTTTGCCACCCTAGCTCTTTGTTCCATAGCTATTGCTGCTTGTATCTTGTGTGCATGAGTTTTACCACTTTTTTTAATAATTGCAACACTACGTTTAGCATCAGCCTCTGTAGAAAACTTTAAACCTTTAATCGTACCTTTAGGATTCTCATCTGTGTACAAATCAGAATGTTTCTTAGATCCTTTAGGTTGCCCTTTCTTTCTAGGGATTCTAGCATTTGATGTCAACCTCTGTACCCACCACCTGCTTTTTTATATTTTTGTGCGACCATTTGGGCTTTTCTTGCCGACCATTGTCCAGGTGATCCACCTTTGCCACTGGCCTTAACTTGATTAAATATTCTTTTACGCAAAGATGGTTTCGTATAGTTTCCAGCTGCATTTACTGTACTCTTTGGTTTATTAGATCTTATTGCCATTATAATATATCCAATTTAAAGTTTTCTATTATACCAACTATTATTGCTGGTATTATGATTATAAAAAATAATATTAATCCCATATCTTCCTTTACCTTAGAGGATCAAAAAATTCCTCAGTTGATACTGTTAATGTAAAATTACTAGTAGCCCCAGTTCCTGCAAAAGCTACTAACTGATCACCACTATGTAATGCTAACTGATCTCCATCTAATACATTAGTAATAGAACTAGATTCCATTCTTAATCCAGTAACTATAGTATTATATGCAGATGCTGAGTTATCAAATAACTGAACAGAAACTTGTTTGTCACCACCTGCCCCTGAACTAACTAGTAATAATTTAACTAAAGCTGTAAAGTTCGTTGGGCATGTATACAAAGAAGTAGCATTGGCTGTACCAACAGTAGAAGATACATTAACAACTTCAGTTATAAATTTACTACTACTGTTATTTACTATTGGCATTTATTATCTAGCTTTTCTTTTCATTAATTTATGAACTAATTTATTTTTAATACTGGGTTTAACCATAGTGGTTGTTTTTCCAATTTTTGTTTTTGTTACACGTTTATCTTTACCTTTAGTTATTTTTTTTAATTTATTAATTTCTTTAGGTATTTCTTTTAATCTTTTACTTCTTTCTTTTTCTTGTTTTTTTGTAAAACGAGCTTTACCTTTTGAATCATAAGCACCAAATAATGCTCTTCCAGCTTCAATTGTATATTTTTCTTTTTCTAACTTTTTTATTTGTCTTTCATATTTTTTAGTAGGTGTAGGTTTGGATTGAGTAGGCATTTCATTCCTTATATAAATTATTAAATGTTACTTCAGGATCTGTATAACTATCATCTTGTTCTGCACAATGTATATATTGGCTAGGTCTAAAATCAGGTGCTCCCTCACCAGTAATCCAATATGCAGGGCTTGTTACTCTAACTCTATTATTAGGTAAAGCTACTACATTGCCTTTCCATTCACCCTCAGTAAGTATCATTACATGTGATTGTTTATGTTGTGCTGGATCATCTGCAACCTGACTTTCTGTAAAGTCTACTGTAAACAAATATCTAGCTTTATAAAAATCTCCATCAATCTTACAAATCCAAGGGCTAGGATTAGCTCTAGCAAACCTTATAATACTGTGATGATGTGATGGGCAATCCCAAGGTTGAACTAAATGAGTAGGCATACGTTCAGGCCACTCTTCTAATTCTATATCCCCTACTAAAGCACTAATGGGCATCCTAGCCCACATAGCACCCCCATGTACATTTTCCTGACTACCATCATCAGCTTCACATCCTGTAAACATTACTTGAAAACTTAAACTTCTATCAGGCATTGTATTTACAGCCATAACTATTGCATGTACAAATTCTCCATGATAGTTATTGTGTCCATTAGTAAACTCTTTTCTTACCCAACATTTAAATAGTGGAATGTTGTAATCACTTAAATCACTTATCAAATAGGCCAAAACTTTATTTTCCTCTTGCTGTTGACCTTTTCATTGTAACACGACCTCCAGCAGCATAACCTTTCTTCATTCCACCAGCAGCATAACCTTTCTTCTTAGGCATACCACCTGCCATCATTTTTTTCTTGGCTACTCCACCTTTTTTCATGTAGCCCATTTTATTTCTTACTCCTGTTGGCAGTTTAGCTAAACCTTTATTACCTTCAGGTGCAGTTTTTAAACCACCCATAGCATAGCCTTTTTTCTTCATGTTACCACCTGCCGACATCATTTTCTTTTTCATTGGCATACCACCTCCCATAAATTTTTCTCTAACTCCTAAGAAAGAAGGATCATACTTTTTCTTTTTAGAATAGTCTGTAGTTCTTACATTACTACTTCTTTTTCTTTTATCTTTATCTATATCTTTCTTAGCTTCAACAAGATTTCTAGTACTACGACTGCTAGAATAAGATCTACTTCCTACATCAGAATTATCAGAACTAGTAGATTTTTTATTCTTTGCTAATCTTTCACCTGCTAATTGATAATCACTTTTTCTTCTCCTAGGTGTGTTATCTACTTTATTATCTTTTTTATCTACTTTTTTATCTACTTTCTTGCTATCTTTTTTTGTAGCATCAGCAGTTTTTTTACTTTCTACTAAAAGAGCAGCTACACTTGCTGCTGTAGTAGCAGCCATAATTTTTTTATATTTTGAACTATTTTTTGGTAAACCTCTAGTAGCATCTTTTTTAACTTTAATTAATTTAGCACCATCTAAAGTTTTTGAATCTCTAGTAGTTAAATCTCTACTCTTAGTAGTAGTTAAAGCTCTGCTGTTAGTAGTAGTTAAAGCTCCAGATGATTTATCTTTAGTGGTAGTTAAAGCTCCAGATGATTGATCTTTTTTTGGTGGTCTAGTTTTAACAGACTTTACAGGACTAAACCCTTTATCTGTACCTACATTTTTAGGAGCAAGTATATTATCTCTTTTAAATTTAGGATTTTGATTTGTAGTAACTTTTTTAAGTTTATTAACAGCAGTTTTGCCATATTGCTTTATAGCTTTGTCTATGCCATTTTTTTTAACATAATTAAAAATGGTTCTACCTAAAACTTTAGCACCGCCTCGTATAGCAATTTGTTTTGCAACAAAAGCTGCTGCTGAAGCTGCGGTTGGGATTAAAAA